ATGAACCAGCAGTACCTGATGTACCGCTTGTACCTGATGTTCCATTATCTCCTGATACTCCATTAGAACCCATTGTACCTGAAGTACCTGATTCGCCTGAAGTACCGCTTATACCATTATCTCCTGATGTTCCGTTTGAACCTGTTGTACCTGAAGTTCCTGATTCACCACTTGTACCTGATGTGCCGTTTTCGCCTGAAGTACCATTAGAACCTGTAGTTCCTGAGGTACCGCTTTCGCCTGATGTGCCAAAAGTACCATTTTCACCACTTGTTCCATTAGAACCAGTTGTACCTGATGTGCCACTTTCTCCTGATGTTCCTGAGGTACCATTTTCACCCGCTGTTCCGGCAGTACCTGATGTACCTGATGTACCTGAACTACCAGAACCAGCTGAATCACCATTATCACCTGAAGTTCCTGCTGAACCTGAAGTTCCACTTCCACCACTTGTACCTGATGAACCTGTTGAACCTGATCCACCTGATGTACCACTTGTTCCTGAAGAACTAGATTCACCTGATGTGCCATTTGAACCTGTTGTACCTGAAGTACCGCTTGTTCCTGAGGTTTCACTAAAACCACTTATACCTGATGTACCATTAGCTCCGGATGTGCCATTTGAACCATTAGTACCTGAAGTACCTGATTCGCCTGATGTGCCATTTGTTCCGTTTTCTCCTGAGGTACCATTTTCACCTGATGTTCCTGATGTTCCTGATTCGCCTGAAGTACCTGATGTACCATTATCGCCTGAAGTACCATTTGATCCATTAGTACCAGAAGTACCTGATTCGCCTGATGTGCCATTTGTACCATTATCACCTGAGGTTCCATTAGAACCCGTTGTACCTGAGGTACCTGATTCACCTGAAGTACCTGAAGTGCCATTAGCACCTGAAGTACCATTTAAACCATTTGTACCTGATGTACCTGATTCACCACTTGTACCTGATGTACCATTTTCGCCACTAGTTCCATTTGAACCGTTAGAACCTGAAGTTCCTGATTCGCCTGAAGTACCGTTTGTGCCATTTTCGCCTGAAGTACCATTTAAACCATTTGTACCTGAGGTACCACTTATACCTGATGTACCACTTGTACCATTATTACCGCTTGTTCCATTAGAACCACTAGTACCTGAAGTACCTGATTCGCCTGAAGTACCGCTTATACCATTATCTCCTGAAGTACCATTTGAACCTGTTGTACCAGAAGTTCCTGATTCACCGCTTGTACCTGAAGTACCGTTTTCACCATTCGTTCCGTTTGAACCTGTAGTTCCTGAAGTACCGCTTTCGCCTGATGTACCGTTTTCTCCTGAAGTACCATTAGAACCAGTAGTACCGGATGTACCTGATTCGCCTGAAGTGCCTGAAGTGCCATTAGCACCTGAAGTGCCATTTGAACCAGTTGTACCTGAAGTGCCTGATTCGCCTGATGTGCCATTTGTACCATTTTCACCACTTGTTCCATTTGAACCGTTAGAACCTGATGTACCACTTATACCACTTGTACCTGATGTACCATTTTCACCTGAAGTACCTGAAGAACCATTTGATCCGCTTTCACCTGAAATACCAGATGTGCCATTTGATCCATTTATACCTGAAGTTCCTGAAGAACCGTTTGAACCGGATTCGCCTGAAGTTCCTGAAGAACCGTTTGAACCAGATTCGCCTGAAGTTCCTGAAGAACCGTTTGATCCGCTTTCGCCTGATGTACCACTTGTACCATTTTCGCCTGAAGTGCCATTTGAACCTGTTGTACCAGAAGTACCGCTTTCGCCTGATGTACCACTTGTACCATTTTCGCCTGATGTTCCATTAGAACCAGTAGTACCTGATGTACCACTTATTCCACTAGTACCAGAAGTACCTGATTCGCCTGATGTACCATTTGTACCTGAAGTACCAGATTCACCTGATGTACCTGAAGTACCGTTTTCACCACTTGTACCTGAAGTACCTGTAGTTCCAGATGTACCGCTTATTCCGCTTGTACCTGAAGTTCCATTATCACCGCTTGTTCCATTAGAACCTGTTGAACCTGAAGTTCCTGATTCACCTGAAATACCACTTGTTCCATTTTCACCACTTGTACCTGATGAACCTGATGTACCTGATTCACCTGATGTACCTGATTCACCTGATGTTCCTAAAGAACCAGATGTTCCTGAAGTTCCTGATTCACCTGATGTACCCGAAGTTCCTGATTCACCTGATGTACCCGAAGAACCGTTTGACCCGCTTTCGCCTGAAATTCCTGAAGTTCCTGAAGAACCATTTTCTCCACTTGTTCCGTTAGAACCAGTTGTACCTGAGGTACCGCTTATACCTGATATACCATTTGTACCATTTTCGCCTGAAGTTCCGTTTGAACCAGTAGTACCTGATGTACCGCTTTCGCCTGAAGTTCCTGAAGTACCATTTATACCTGAAGTTCCATTTGAGCCTGTTGTACCAGAAGTACCTGATTCGCCTGAAGTTCCTGAAGTACCATTTTCACCTGAAGTACCATTTGAACCTGTTGTACCAGAAGTACCACTTTCGCCTGATGTACCTGATGTGCCATTTATTCCTGAAGTGCCTGAAGAACCATTAGAACCTGAAGTTCCTGATTCGCCTGATGTACCTAAAGTACCGCTTTCGCCTGAGGTACCACTTGTTCCTGTTGAACCACTTTCACCTGAAATTCCTGATGTACCTGTTGAACCATTTTCACCACTTGTACCTGAAGTACCTGTTGAACCTGATTCGCCTGATGTGCCAGAAGTGCCATTTGAACCACTTTTACCTGAAGTTCCTGAAGAACCATTTGAACCTGATTCGCCTGAAGTACCTGATGTACCAGTTGAACCACTTTCGCCTGAAGTACCAGATTCACCTGATGTACCTGAAGTACCATTTATACCTGAGGTACCATTTGAACCTGAAGTACCGCTTTCGCCTGATGTACCACTTGTACCATTTTCGCCTGAAGTTCCGTTAGAACCAGTTGAACCTGAAGTACCGCTTACACCTGATGTACCTGAAGTGCCATTTTCTCCTGATGTGCCATTAGAACCAGTTGTGCCTGAAGTTCCGCTTATTCCACTTGTACCTGATATTCCGTTTTCTCCTGAAGTACCATTAGAACCTGTAGTTCCTGAAGTGCCTGATTCGCCTGATATGCCAGAAGTGCCATTTTCGCCACTTGTTCCATGTGAACCTGTAGTTCCTGATGTACCTGAAATTCCTGAAGTACCTGATGTACCATTTTCACCACTTGTTCCGTTAGAACCTGTAGTTCCTGATGTACCACTTTCACCTGAAGTACCATTTTCACCTGAAGTGCCATTAGAACCTGTTGTACCTGAAGTACCTGATTCGCCTGAAATTCCTGATGTGCCGTTTTCGCCTGATGTACCGTTTGAACCAGTTGTACCAGAAGTTCCTGATATACCTGATGTGCCACTTAAACCATTTTCGCCTGAAGTGCCATTTGAACCTGTGGTTCCGGATGTGCCAGAAATGCCTGATGTACCTGATGTACTATTTTCACCAGAAGTGCCATTTGAACCTGTTGTACCTGAAGTACCACTTTCGCCTGAAGTGCCTGATGTACCGTTTTCGCCTGAAGTACCGTTTAAACCTGAAGTTCCTGATGTACCTGAAATACCTGATGTACCTGATGTTCCATTTTCACCTGAAGTACCTGATGTACCATTTTCACCTGAAGTGCCATTAGAACCAGTTGTACCTGATGTTCCACTTGTACCTGATGTACCGCTTGTACTACTTTCGCCACTTGTACCTGATGTACCTGTTAAACCTGAAGTACCATTAGTACCTGTTGTACCTGATGTTCCATTTTCTCCAGATGTTCCTGAAGTTCCTGTTAAACCTGAAGTACCTGATATACCTGACGTACCTGACGTACCGTTTTCACCTGAAGTTCCATTTGAACCAGCAGTTCCTGAAGTTCCTGATATACCTGATGTACCGTTTGAACCTGTAGTTCCTGAAGTACCGCTTTCGCCTGAGGTTCCTGAGGTACCATTTTCGCCTGAAGTTCCTGATGTGCCATTAATTCCTGAAGTACCAGAAGTACCATCAGCACCTGAAGTACCTGAAGTACCTGTAGCACCTGAAGTGCCATTAATACCGGATGTACCTGATGTACCACTTGAACCAGATATTCCTGAAGTACCGTTAGTTCCTGAAGAACCAGATGTTCCAGTTGTACCTGAAGTACCGGATGTACCATTTTCTCCACTTGTACCTGAAGTGCCATTAATACCTGATGTACCTGATGTACCGTTTACTCCTGAAGTGCCTGATGTTCCTGTTATGCCTGAAGTACCTGATTCACCTGAAGTACCTGATGTACCATTAGCACCTGAAGTGCCATTTGAACCAGTTGTACCTGATTCGCCTGATGTACCATTAATACCTGATGTACCGTTTGAACCATTAGAACCTGAAGTTCCTGAAATTCCTGAAGTACCTGATGTTCCGTTTTCGCCTGAAGTACCGTTAGTACCTGTTATACCTGAAGTACCGCTTATTCCACTAGTACCTGAAGTACCATTTTCACCATTCGTTCCGTTTGAACCTGTAGTTCCTGAAGTACCGCTTATTCCACTTGTACCTGATGTTCCGTTTTCACCTGAAGTTCCATTAGAACCAGTTGTACCAGAAGTTCCGCTTTCACCTGAAGTTCCTGATGTGCCGTTATTTCCTGAAGTGCCATTTGAACCAGTTGTACCTGATTCGCCTGATGTGCCATTTATTCCTGAAGTGCCATTTGAACCAGTTGTACCTGAAGTTCCTGATTCGCCTGAAGTTCCTGATGTGCCATTTATACCTGATGTACCATCATTACCTGTTGTACCTGAAGTGCCTGATGTTCCGTTTTCGCCTGAAGTTCCTGATATACCTGAAGTGCCATTAATACCTGAAGTGCCTGATGTGCCATTTTGTCCTGAGGTACCACTTGTACCTGAAGTACCTGATATACCTGCTGTACCTGAAGTTCCAGAAACACCACTTGTTCCTGAAGTTGTATTTACATATCCAAATTGGCCACTTATTGGGTTATAAGTTACAACATAATTTGTATTTAATTCAGGTAATCCTACTACAAAGAAAGGATTTGATCCTGAAATTACTAAAGATCCAGTAATTACAGCTGAACCTGAGAATGGAAATCCTGAGGTTGCTGAACTGGTTACAAATACAGTAACACCAGTTGTATCAAAAGATGATAGTTGAACTGAACCACTAAAGTTAATGTAGGGTACACTAGAACTTACTAGCGTACCATTTTGATATATATCAATAGTACCACTTCCATTATTGGGGTCTACATTATATACACCAACAGGAACTTGGTCAAGGAATCTAACTATGGCCATTATTTATTTTTAGGTTTTATCCATTATAAATATGACAAACTAAGGTATCAATCCGGTTCTTTTTTGATTTTCTAAAGATTTTAATGTTTCTTTTTCTGTAATAGTTCCATCCCCATTATCTTGACCTGTATATAGGGCATCGACTGAAGAAGCTTCGATTGAAAAAAGTACCTTTGTAATGTCTGTATATTTTTTTAATGAATTTATATCTTTTTGTAAAATTTCTGGAACGATATATCCATTTAATTTTATATTAAAAGTACTTCTTACAATACGTTCATCGTTATTAACTAATTCAGTTTGGAACCCAAATGAATCAATCATTGCTTTAAATTTGTATCGTTGAGGATCACCCCAATAAGCATCTGAAGCATATTCAATTGCTTCTACTATTTTATTTAATTGTTCTACATAATATGTAAAAGCAATACATGTATAAGTAATAGTAATATAATCCGGAATTACAGTTGCATAGAATTGTCTTTCAGGAGTTCTATTATTTAATACTTTAAAATTATCGTATGAATTTCTTGGATCATATTTTTTAGTAGAAACACTGTAATTATGAGGGTTATTAGCATCTAATTTATTACCTATACTTCTGTTTTTTTCTAATGAATCACGTTTAAACATGATTAAAGGAGCCATAATTTTACCATTTTGGTCTCTATAATAACCATCCTTTTGATATGATTTCCATTTTTCAGGAGAACCATAAATTACAGGAACAGGTAAACGCTGACCATTTTGTGTAACTGAAGGTTGTATTACATTTTCAAAATAATAAAATACAGCTTCATCAATATCTTGGATACCAATACTAAATGGTTTTACATTATCTCCTTTAAATGAAGTTTGTAATGCTCTACTAATAGGTTTAACATTAGGATCATCATAATTAGGATTACCAGCAGGAACATAAGTTGATTTATGTTGCTCAACACTAATTTCTCTTTGTGTTTTTGGAGTTGGTTTATTTAATCTAGTTTTAGCCATTACATTCTTGATAATATGATATTAACACGATCCGATGGTACATAATGACAATCACATCTTACTTCTACACTATAACCAAATTTATCTAAACCTGGGTTTAATGGATTATCTCCATCAGCATCATTATTAGGATATGAAGGATTTTTACCTGTAAAATATTGGGTATCATAAGTATTATCTATTTCCCAATATCCATTTTGATAATGAATAACATCACCTACTGCTGGTTGAAGATTAGCTCCATAATTTCCTGGAAGTGGGTTTAGGTTAGAACCAAAACTCATACTAATATTGTAATCTAAAGTAGGACTTAATAAATCATCCTTTAAAAATCTAAAAGTTATAGGCCAAGTAAAATCAACACCTAAATCACTTGTAGGAGATTCAGGAGATCCTAACTCTACTAAAGCAAATAATATAACAGGATCAGAAAATGTTCTTCCTTCTGATGCTTCCCCATACATGTTAACTGTTGTATTAGCTACATTATATTTGTAAAATATTACTTCTTGAGATATAATATTCCCCATCAACTCTCGGTTGACTTTTCGGAACATACTTATATCTCTTGCCTCACCGTATAATGCCATATTATCCTATAAAGATTGTCATTGGTACGTTATTAATTTCAGCAACTCTAGCTACAGATTCTGCTTGTCTTCTTTCAAGTAATGCTTGACGTGATGTTTGATCAAAATATTCTCTTAATCTTACAATTAATGCTTCTCTTTCTGTAGCAGCAGATGAAACTAAATTATCTCCATTTAATGTTACTTCTGATCCTGGAATTGGGATTGTTGAATATTTGTTTCTTACTAATCCTAAAGCATCTTTAGCTCTAGCTAAAGTATATTCAAAGATCCAACTTCTACCAATTGAATTAATTTTAGAATATGTTGGATTTACATAAGGTACATTTGATGTATTTGAAATTTTATTAGTACCATCTCCAAACGCTGAGTCTAGTCTATCTTGAATTTTAATAAAATCAAATACTAAATAAATTCCATAATCTAATCCACCTTCAAATCCATCTTCTCCAAAAGCACCAGTACCTGGTACAGGGAATACAGAAATAATATTATTTACAATATTAAATGTATAATTTGAAAGTGTTACTTGGTTCATCATTTCAATGGCCTGCATGTTTTGCATAGTAAAACTTGTAGGCATCATTAAATAAGTAGCAGAACCATATCCAAATCCATATAAACCAGCAGCAGGAACACCTCCTAAACCACCTTGTCCTGCTAATAAAGCAGGAGAATATAATTGATTGATTGCTGGAGGTGCTTGATAATATACATTTTTAATTTCAATTCCACCTACAATTCCTTCATCTTCAGCCCATTTTGATAAATCATAACGTTGTTGTCCTGGAATTAAAGGTAATCTGCCTTTTAGCCAGTTTATGTTACCACCTGCACCTGCTTCTTCACCATATTGTTGAGACAATCTAACAATATTAGCCATTGAAGGAGTAATAATATCATCATTAACATCAACAGATGTTGGAGCTCCTTCTAAAGTTAAATAGTTATCTCTAGTTTGAAAAGCATATAATTCGTTTCCATATATTGTTACAGCTTCTTCAAATCCAGCCCAAAAGTTAATATCTTGTAATTCTACGTTTTCAATAGGATATCCTAAACGCAACGCACAAAAGTTAGCTACTTTATTAGCATCTGATTGAAATTGTGAATCACTATCATAAAACCCAAAAGGGGTTGGAGGTGGCCATGTGCTAGGTGTAGCATAATAAGATGCTGATACTTGCGCAAATGAAGATGAACCAGGCCAAATTGGAATGTTTGCCATAATTTTTTATTAGGTTGTTACAATGTAATATTCTATACTCGCAGCACTACTTGATGGTTGAACTTTAACTGATTGAATATCACTAAAATTAAAGCTACTAGTATTAACACTTACACTTCCTGTCATTTTACTTGTAGATATCATATATGAACTACCAGTAGCAATTAAATAACTCATAGCTTCTGTTGAAGACGATACAATTAATTTAATTGGTGTAACAGTTGAATTATTAGTTATTCTAACATATTGAATACTACTAGTTACAAATGTTCCAGCACCTGGTACTGAATCCATTGAAAATAATGTTGTAACTGAACCAGTTGGGACGCTAAGGATTCTATTATCTACGTAATTAATATTATTAATTGTTTGAGTAACAGATTC